GAGCGGCTATCCCGAGTTCCCGTATCTGGTCGCGCGCTGGTCGAAGTACGCGACGGAGCTTTACGGCCGCGGTCCCGGCATGATGGCGCTGCCAGACGTAAAAATGCTGCAGGCCTGCATGAAAACCTACATCAAGACGGCGGAGAAGAACGCAGATCCGCCGATGTGGCTGCATGACGATGGCCAGCTAGGCAATCAGCGCATCGTGCCGGGTGGCGTGAACTACCTGCGCGGCAATCCATCTGAGCGCGTGATGCTCATGCCGACGAGTGTGCAGGGTCTCGCGGCGCTGGATCAGATGATGGAGCAGGTGCGCAACCGCATCCGCAACACGTTCTTCGTCGACATCATGCAGATGGTGACCGATCGCGATATGACGGCGACGGAGGTCATGCAGCGCACCAGTGAGCGCATGCGGCTGTTGGGTCCGCTGATCGGCCGTCTGGAAAGTGAACTGCTGGGACCATTGGTCGAGCGTGTGTTCGGTATTCTTGAGCGGGAGCAAAAGCTGCCGCCGGTGCCGCCGCAGATCACCAAAGAGGTCAACGAGTTCACGGTCGAATACGTTTCGCCGATCGCCACGGCACAGAAGCAGCAGGCCGTGAACGGCATCATGCAATCGCTGCAACTGTTCACGCCGCTTGGCCCCGAGGTCGCAGCGCAGGTGGTGGCGAAGAACGTCGACGTCGATCGCATGTTCCGCTGGTCGTGGGACTTGTTCAACAACGACCCCGACCTGCTCAAGGACGCGAAGGCGCTGGAGGAAGACAACGCCAAGCTCAAGATGGCGCAGCAGGTGCAGCAGATGGCGCCGATGGCGGATATCGCGAAGCAAGGCGCTGGCGCGCTGCGCGAAGGTGCTCAAGCCGCGCAATCCGCACAGGGCGCCGGCCTCGATCTGCAATCACTTCTTCGCCAGTTCGGGCAGAACGTGTCCGGATCGCCGCAAGCCCAAGCTGAGCTGGCCAACGCCGTCGATGAAATGAGCGGAGCGCTGAATTGAAGGGCAAGAAAGCGCGATCTGTAACGATCGCATCAAGCGCATGGAAAGCCTTCTACGAAACGCCTGACGGTCGCGTCGCCATTGCGCAGCTGATGACCGAGTTCGGCTTCTTCGCAGCGCCCGCGCCGGGTTCCGATTTAGCCCGTGCCACGGGCCAACGCGATGTGCTCGTGCGTTTGAACGAGCTGATCAACCGCAAGCCAGAAGATGCGTCGTCCGACAGCCGAGAAGACGACGATATTCTCGATCGCATCATGAGGTCGTGACGACATGAACACTGCAGCAGCAGAGGCACCGGCCGCGCCAGCGACAACCGGTGGTTCGATCCTGACGCAAGGTGTGCCGGATGCGCCGCCGTCCAAACCAACCGGCGAAGCGCCAAAGGGTCCGGAGAACGGCATTGCCGTGGTCACGAAGGCGATCCAGCGGCCCGAGTGGGCGCCGGAAAAATTCTGGGACGCGGACAAAAACGACGTCCGCAAAGAAGACCTGGGCAAGGCGTACACGAACCTTGAAAAGCTGCTCGGCGGTGAGAAGGTGCCGAAGCCGCTCAACGACGAGGACAGTGAAGGCTGGGATCGTTGGTATGCCGCGAGCGGCCGGCCCGAGGCGGCGGACAAGTACGACTTCAAGCGCCCTGACAAGTTACCGGATGGGCTCGGCTACGACGAAGAGCTTGAGAAGAGCTTCCGCAGTGCGGCCTACGCCAGCGGGTTGAACAAACGCCAAGCGACGGCGCTTTACGATCAGTTCGTGAAGCAGCAACTCGACCGACACGGGGCCATGCAGGTTCACAATCAGCAGGCCCGCGCCAGGGTCGAGGCCGACATGCGGCGTGAACTCGGCAATCAATACGAAGGTGCGCTCGGCAAGGCCAGGAGCGTCATGGGCAGCTATGCCGACCCGGAGTTCCGGCAATGGCTGGACGAGAGTGGCCTTGGCAACGATCCACGCATGATCCGCGTATTCTCACGCATTGGCCAGGACATGGCTGGCGAGCAAAGGTTGATTGGCAAGCCGGCGCCATCGATCAGTGTGCAGGACGCGCAGCGCGCGATTGCGGAACACCGGACCAAGTATGCCGAAGCTCTGAATGATCGCAATCATCCCGATCACAAGATGCGGCTCGATGAACGGTCCAGCCTGTTCGCCATTGCCTATCCTGAGCAAGGCGCATGACGCCGGCTCAAACCATTCGCCTAGAAGCGTTGAGGCTTGCCATCACGCGGGACATCGCGAATCCCGACGTCGGCATAATCCTCGAACGCGCCAGGCGCTACGAGACGTTTATTGCGGGTGAGGGACACGCCGTTACGGCCCCCTCGCACCAGCCCGCACAGACGGCTCACAAGCCCGGACACTCTGGCTCGCACCAGCCCCGGCATCGGTAAGCCTGCCGCGTACATTTTCGAGCGACAGCGGCCCGCACTCGCGGACACCCGAACGACCTCGACGAACCAACTCAACCCGTTTGAAGGAGGACGACAATCATGTCGATCCAGATCACAACGGCGTTCGTCGAACAGTATCGATCGAACGTCTATCACCTGTCGCAGCAGAAGGGCTCAAGGCTGCGGCGCGCTGTGCGTGTCGAGACAGTCGTCGGCAAAAGCGGCTACTTCGACCAGATCGGCGCTACGGCGGCGCGCAAGCGTACGGCTCGGCATTCGGACACGCCGCGCATGGACACGCCGCACTCGCGTCGGCGCGTGTCGCTCGAGGACTACGACTGGTCCGACATCATTGACAACGAGGATCAGGTCAGGATGCTGATCGATCCGACGTCGCAGTATGTCGAAGCGGCAGCCATGGCGATGGGCCGGTCGCAAGACGATGCCATCATCGCGGCAGCCGACGGCGTTGCTTATACGGGCGCCGACGGCGGCACGTCGACGGCCTACGATACCGACATGACCGTCGGTGTGCAGACTCGCTGGCCGGGTGTTTCGGCTGCCGATCTGGGGCTCAACGTCGCCAAACTGCTGGAAGCCAAGAAAGTCCTTGGGTCCAAGAATGTCGACGCGGACGATGAATGCTTCTGTGTCCTCAACGCGGCACAGATCAAATCGTTGCTCATGGACGCGCGGGTGTCGTCGCACGACTACAACGCGATCAAGCCGCTCGTCGACGGCAACATCTCGATGTTCGGCGGCTTCACGCTGATCCCGACCGAACGTATCGGCGTGGACTCCAACAGCGATCACAAGGTCCTCTATTGGGCCAAGGGCGGTATCACGCTTGGGATCGGCAAGGACATCAACACGCGGGTCAGCGAGCGTGCCGACAAAAACTACGCCATGCAGGTGTTTGCCTCAATGGCAATCGGAGCGACCCGCATGGAAGAGGCGCGCGTTGGCGTGATCCTCTGCGACCCGACCGCCGGACCAGGCTGATATCAGCCGATCCATCCGTGAAATCGTAGCGAACCCTCTGACACGTCAGCGGGTTCGCCCATCCCCTCAAGGAGTGACAACACATGGCAGTTCTCTACGCAACGGAGGCGACGGGGTATCTCAACTCCGCGGTTCCGTCCTTGCCCGCCGGGGCGATCCACGGCGGGCGACTGCGGCGCTACCGCGCCTCAATCACGCTTGCATCGCAGGCGACCACGGACACGATCGTGCTGTGTCGACTGCACGCCGGCCAGGCCGTGGCTTACGGCATCATGACGTCTTCAGTCACGCTGGGTTCGTCGACAGTGGCAATCGGCATCACCGGCTCCACTGGCAAGTACCGCGCAGCGGCGACGTTCACGGCCGTGAACACACCGACGTTGTTTGGTCCAACCGCAGCCACCATGGCCGCGGCTCCGACCACGGCTGAGGAGACGATCTTCGTCACTATCGCCACGGCCGATCTGCCTTCCTCGGGTACGCTCGTGATCGACCTCTACGTCTCGGGCACCTGATGACGGTCACCTCCGAGACGGCCATCTGCAATCTTGCTCTGACCCGTCTCGGGCATCGGCTCATCACCGACATGACCGAGAACACGAAGGCGGCGGAACTCTGCCGCCTTCACTATCCGCTGTGTCGGGATGCCGTGCTGCGCGCGCACCCGTGGAACTTCGCCATCAAGCGCATTGCGTTGATGAGTGAGGTCGCAACGATCGCATTCGACTTTACATATCGGTTCCCGCTGCCCCCCGACTGCCTCAAGGTCATGCGCTCTGACCTTGACGATGCGTGTGAGGTCTACCGGGTCGAAGGCCGCGCAATCGTCACCAACGCCACGGCCGTAGCGATTCAGTACATCGCACGGATCACCGACGTCACCCTGTACGACGCCATGTTCGTC